AAATCTTCAGAAAGCTCACCGCCTTTAATTTTATTTAAAATACGTGTTTCTGCCTGGCTAATTAACTCGTTAATTTTAGTAAGCGTGGCATGTTCTCCACTACCTTGTTGAGTTTGAATTGCAGATATTGCTTCATGCAGACTTTTATAATCCGCGCCGATGGCCTTGATTGCATCAACTATTTTTTTATGTTTTTGATTTTCCATAGTGTTCCTATATTTTGGCTAACTCATAAATTGTTAAAAGGTCAGGTAAGTCGTCGTCACTTTGATATATGACTTCACCTTTTTCGACTACCGCTACTATTTCTTGGGGTGGATCAACCACTGCAACAATGTCATCCATTACGCGCCCCTGTCATATCAGGTGTAACATCAAGTTGAAGGTTAATTCTCCCGCCTCTAATTGGCGTTTTAACTCGTCCTTTATTAGATACCGCCTGTAAATCATAGTCCGCCTGAGACCACGTCGCGTCTTTTGTTAAATTGTGATTAAACGTAATTTTTAAAACGCCTCCAGGGGCATCTGTAACTTCGATTTCACCTGTTGTGGATGATAGTGTTAGCACAGGCTTGTTTCTGACTGTAGCCCATAAATCAAAGCGTGCCATATCACTCAAATCGAGTGGTTTTAATGTTTTATCCGGCTGTTTTTCAAACAGGCGAACAATACATTCCTCGTCATCACCACGGTAAAGGTTAATCGTTGTTTTATCCATTTTTATGCACCATCGCTGCAAGTTGGTTTGGGCTAAAACGCCAGCCTTCTTCGCTGTTATAAATTGCGTTAAAGCACCATTCCGAACAAAAATATTTGCTTCGTTTTTGCTTAACTCCAAGCACGATACCTAACGCGCCCCACCAGTCATATTTAGCGCCGGACGTGCGGTTGAAATAAGATTTAATCTGCGCCTCTGTTACATTCTCAAGATAAACCAAATCCCACTTGTCCGCTTCCGGCAAATCAATCTGCTTACACCGAACGCCTCCATCGCGCACTGACGCGGAATAGCAATCAAACATAACTCGATGCTCGTAATGGTCGCCTTGAGTAAATTCCAACCGCTCAACAGCAATCTCGCAGTGTGAGTATTGGCCTTTTGTAAAAAAGCGTGTTACCGTATCGGCCAAGGCTTTAAAAGGCTCTTTTAGATAGCTGCGTTTGTATTTATAAAACGCAAGATAGATACGGTTATCCATTGTTATACGCCTCCATTAATGCATCCATTTGCTTAATAATGTCGTCATAAATGGACTGCATTTTTTCGATCGTCAATCCTGGCACTTTAAGCTCGTATTTGCGCATGCGCTGGTTGGCAAGCTCGACCTGTAATTTCTCAAGCCCAGCTGCTTGCACTAAAATCAAATCTGTTGCGGCTTGGTTATTTAACCCCGCGCGTTTGGCAAAGTCTGTAATATATCTGCTGCATTCGCCTTGATAATTTGCTGCCTTATACGCTTCCGCCGCTGTTTGGCGCTCACGATACTCAGACTCAAAACGCGTCCACGTGCTGTAAATCTTGGCCGCATGCGAGTCAATGCTATCTATTAAACGCGCTCTATTATCTGCAATTAGAGCAGCTAACTTCTCAGGCGAAACAACCCATTGCAATGTGTCAAAATTTAACTCGTGCGCTGCGCTTGGTTGTGGGTCAACCAAAACAGGAGCGCCTTGTTTATTTGTAATAATTTCCTTACCTTGCGCTTGCCCGTTCAGAAGCTCAAGATATTTTGACTCACTAATTTCAACTGCACCTTCAGGCACAAATCCATCATTCGTATCGTCAAAAAAACCCTCTTTAAAATACATGGTCATTATTTCCATCTCCCAATCGCTAAGAATTGCAAACGGCACGCCCCCTGGTTTGGATTGCTATGCTCGTAGTTATACCAATACAATGTTGTCCCTGTTGATTTTGTTAGGATGTTTACACCAATATCGTGATGATCTTCTAGGGATGATGTTATATTCCCCCAAACTAACGGCTTGCCAACAAATGACACTGCCCACGTTAATTGTTTCTGTCCTGTGCCACCAATTCCGCTGTTCGGCCCATGAACATCGGTAAAATCAACGAAATAAGACTGAATCATTGTGCCGTCAGGGTATCGACGGATCTCAAAATTACCTTTTTTCTGATACTGAAAATCCCCAGGCTGCACCGCTGTTTCCAGAGACTTCCCGGAAGACGTTTTAACATCACCGGCAGATCTGAACTCCCCGTCATGTTCAAACGCCCAAAGTTTTGTTTTGCCATTATCTTCGATGAGATTAATAATGCCTCGACCAAACCCATCCCCGCTACCTTGTTTTGTTGTGTAACCGAATGAAAACGCAGTCCCATAATGATTATTTGAGCGAACTCGTCCTTTTACGAATGGATGATAGGTGTCCCTGTCTTTAGAGCCAGTTTCTTCAACCATATACGGTGCGCCACTGTTATATTGTTCCGAATACGCACCCATGCCAAATTGTTTTGATGCGATACCAACACTACGCAAAATGCCTGTTAAAGTATCACCACTCTTTGATACGCGCCCATTTGCATTATTATTAGCATTATCCGCTGCCGTTTTTGCTTCAACTCCTTTGTCGTAAGCTGTTTTTACAGCGCCTGATGTTGCAACATTATCATTACTACTACTATTTACCGCAGAGGATTTTTTGCTATTTTGAATGTAATTTTGCGAGACATTTAACTGCAATTGTGCTGTTTGCTGAGCAAGTTTTTTACCTGCTTTTGCGGTGAGTGCAAGAGATTCACTTTCAAGCCCTGTATCGTTGGTGAGTTGGACTATGCCTTGTTGAGTTAAACTTGCCGTTTTTCGGTTATCATCAATAATCTTAACAATCGCCTCATAAAGCTGCGTTTGCTTATTTTCTACGAGCTGTAATCCCGCTTTTTGCAACACATACTGCGCTTCCGCTTGTACATCGCGTACTCGGTCTTGCAAATTATTAAGCCACGTATCGGTTACTCGCGTGCCTTGTTCACCAGTTGCTGGATTCCCGTTGTGGAATAAACCGTCTCGGGTATCAACTTTAGGCATTAACGTTTTCATAAATTAAGATCCTTGATAAGCAAAATAACAATAGGTATGTGCTGGTTTTAAATCTTTAAAAAACTCTTCAATGATTCTGTCACCAAATTCAACTAAATGATTGCCAGCAAAAGAGCTTCCCGCGCGGAAATACACGATATTGTCATCACCATTAAGTACCGATACCCGCCACATAAAAATAAGATTTTCTCTTGCCTCGTTGCGGAATTGAGCTAAATCACCAGGGTTTGGTAAGTCATTAGCAAGAGGCGAGAACTCTTTAATTTCAATTTTGTACCCAATGCTTTCTGCAATTTTTATAAAATAAGGAATAGATAGCCCACCAATAGCATTCAACTGGACAATGACTCTCTTCACTCTTTCTTGATAGCTCTTGCCAAAGTCAGTTTTAATCCCACATAAACGCTCCCAATCTTCCAACATGGAATTCGAGGTGATAGGTTCAACTACGTTTAACATATCATTGGCTTTTTGTTGTAAGCGATTAAAGGCATTACCATCTACTTCACATTGTGCTAAGAAATGCTCACCATTAATGTTGTAGGAAATAGGTGGGTAAAGTTTAGATAGCACTGCTTTAT